ATACCGTCCATCCGTGGCGACAAGAATGCGGAAATATGGGTGAGCTTCAACCCGAAAAATATTTTGGACGATACCTATCAGCGGTTTATTGTCCACCCGCCCAAAGACAGCATCGTCTTGAAGGCCAACTACGACATTAACCCGCATTTTGCCGATACGCCGCTACTAGCCGATATGCTTGAATGCAAAGAGCGGGATGAGGACCTTTACCGTCATATTTGGCTGGGCGAGCCGGTGGCCGATAGCGAACTGGCGATTATCAAACCAAGCTGGATTGAAGCCGCTATTGATGCGCATGAAAAACTGGGCTTCTCAGCCGCAGGCCGGCGCATCCTTGGGTTTGACGTGGCCGATGAAGGCGATGATGCCAACGCCACCATATTGCGGCACGGCTCGGTCGTAACCGACATGCAGCAATGGCGCGGACAGGATGTGATTTATTCCGCCGACAAGGTTTACCTGTACGCCCAAGAGCAGGATATTGACCGCATCGTGTACGACAACATCGGCGTGGGTGCTGGTGTGAAGGCACAGTTCCGGCGCAAGAACGGCAAGGTGCAGACGCTAGGCTTCAATGCCGGCGGTGCGGTGTACAAACCTGATGCCAAGTACACCGACGACAAGAAAAACCGTGACATGTTCGCTAACATCAAGGCGCAGGCATGGTGGATGGTGCGCGACCGCTTCTATAAGACGTGGCGCGCCGTCCATCACGGGGACAACTACCCCGAAGACCAACTTATCAGCCTTTCAAGCAGCCTGCACGAGTTGGAATACCTGACTGCCGAATTGAGCCGCCCGCAAGTGGATTACGACCAAAACGGGCGTGTGAAGGCAGAGAGTAAGAAAGACATGAAAAAACGCGGCATCCCAAGCCCGAACCGGGCGGATGCGCTGGTCATGGCCTTTGCCCCCGTGCAGGGCGGGCTGAACATCAACCCCAAGATATTGAGCGGACTATGAGCAAAAAGAAAAAACACACAGACAAAGCCATGCGCCGCGCCCTGCAAAGGCTACCTGAAAAGCAGCCCGCATCATACAGCTTGGATTTCCCAGCCCTGCCGGACGGTGTGAAGCCCAATGGCCTGGCGATGGACAGCAGCCCCTTAGGAAACTTCGGGGCTGATTGTTTTTTCGGCACCGGCTTTATCGGCTATCCGCGCTTGGCCGAATTGGCGCAAATTTCCGAATACCGCAGCGTGAGCGAAACCACCGCCAATGAAATGACCCGCCAATGGATAGAAATCAAATCCGTGGGTGAAGAAGACAACAGCGAGGCCATCAAACAGATTGAGGAATGCTACGAACGGCTGAACGTGCGTGATGTGTTTCGTAAGGCTATTGAAACAGACGGCCTGTTCGGACGCGGTCAGATACTGGTGCAAATCAAAGACCACGACGGCAAATTAGCCAATCCGCTACTCTTGACCGAGAAAACCATTGCTAAAGGCAGCCTGAAAGCCTTGGTGAATATTGAGCCGATGTGGACGACCCCCGCGCCGTACAACGCCATTGATCCGACATTGCTCGACTTCTACAAGCCGAAGGCATGGTATGTCATGGCGCAGGAAATCCATGCCAGCCGATTGTTTACCCTGATTTCCCGCCCCGTGCCGGATATGCTCAAACCCGCCTACAACTTCGGCGGCGTGAGCATGACCCAGCTCATGATGCCCTATGTGGAACGCTGGCTGCGCACCGTGGATTCCGTCAGCGACCTGCTGCACAGCTTCTCTTTGTCCGGCATCAAAACCGACATGAGCGCGATATTGAGCGGCAGCGACGACGGCGACACCAACATCATGCTGCGCGCCGAACTGTACAACCGTTTGCGCGACAATCGCGGCCTGATGCTGTTGAGCAAAGACGAAGAAGAGTTCTTCCAGTTCAACACCCCGCTGTCCGGCTTGGATGCGTTGCTTGCCCAATCTCAAGAGCAAATGGCCGCGCCCAGTCATACGCCGCTGGTGAAGCTGCTCGGCATCACGCCCAGCGGCCTGAATGCCAGCACGGAGGGCGAGATTTCTGTTTACTACGACCACATTCGCGCCATGCAGGAAAACCTGCTGCGCGACCCGCTGGATAAGCTGCTCAAACTGGTGCAACTGCACCTGTTCGGCAAAGTGAACGACAACATCACTTTCGACTTTGTGCCGTTGCAGCAGATGAGCGAAACCGATCTTTCCACCATCCGCAAATCCGACACTGACCGCGATGTGGCCTACATTCAGGCCGGCGTGGTATCGGCAGAGGAAGTACGCGGACGGCTGGCGAGCGAGCCGGACAGCGGCTACAACGGGATTGATGTAGAAGATGTGCCTGAGATGCCCGATGACGGCTTTTCAGACGGCCTGAATGACGGCGAAGGGGGAGAAGGCGGAGGCACCACCAACCCAAAGCCTGAACCCGCCCAAGATGCCGAATGGGACGAAAGCAAGCCATGAAGTTATCCGCCCCGTCCAATAAAGACATCATCCTGAAGCCGATACAGCCAAACCTTGGCGTAGAGGCTGCCTACCGCAAAAGCCTGAAAAAGCTGTTGCGTGAAATGCGCGCCGACGTGCAGGACTTGCTTGAGCGGCACTACCCGAAAGGCATTGCCCAAGACGGTCTGACGGACGGCTTGCAGGCTGCTTTATCCGCCCTGTTGCGTTATTGGCTGGCACGGCTGGACAAACTCGCCCCGCAAATCGCCGGGGTATTCGCCAATCAAAGCGCAACCCACACAGAGAGAGCCTTTCAGACGGCCTTACGGGAGGCGGGCTTTACCGTCCGGTTCCGTGCCACAGCGCAGCAGCAAACCGCCTTGCAGGCCGTATTGGGCGGCAACGTCTCGCTTATCCGCTCCATCGGTCAGCAATACCTAAACCGCGTGGAAGAAAGCGTATGGCGCAGCGTGAATGCAGGCTACGACATGGCGCAACTGACCCGCGAACTGCGAAGGGATTACGGCATCAGCGAACGCCGAGCCGCCTTTATCGCGCGAGACCAAACCAATAAAGCCAAGGCGGCCATCGAAAAGGTACGGCGGCAGGAATTGGGCATCACGGAAGCTATATGGATGCACTCCCACGCAGGCAAAGAACCGCGCCCAAGCCATGTTTCCGCCAACGGCAAGCGGTTTGACGTGAGCAAAGGCATGTATCTGGACGGCAAATGGGTGCAGCCCGGAACCGAGCCAAATTGCAGATGCACCAGCCGTGCCGTGATTAAAGGATTCAACACATGAATACGCAACAGAGAGCCATTTTGAGCAAAGCCCGCCGAATGTTGGCGATGGATGCTGAGTGGGATGAATCCAAACATCCAAGGGCGGAGAATGGGCAATTCGGCAGCGACAGGCCGTCTGAAAATGGCAGATTAAACCTGCCTGAAAATCCGACACGGGGCGATTTGCGCCGCGCAGCCAAGCAATGGCTGTCCGAAAACCTACAAGGTAAAACAGTCCCCACATCAGACGGCAAAAAAGTAACTTTCAACCGTAACGACAGCACAGACCATCTTAGCTTTAATGCCAGCCGTTCAAAGCTGCACGCACAGGCAGTTACATTTGTTGCCGATGTGTTTCAGACGGGTAGGTTTATCGGCAGGGAAGAGCTTGCACATGAAAGAAAAGATAATTTCGTTGCTTTCCACAAATATCAAAAACAAGTGGAGATTGACGGTTATCGGGTGTTATTGGAAGCCGCGGCGGGAGAGTTGCCCAACGGAGAATTGGAAGCGGTAGATGAGATGATTGCCTATAACCAGCGTTTGGCAGGCAAAGAAAAAGTAGGAAACGCGCCTGCAAGCATTGAAACCGCAAAAGACAGCGGCCAAGCGGCGGGGTTTGTTTCCTACGTAGATAATCATACTCCCTTTGCCGAAGACGGACAAGCACCCGAAACAGTAGGTTATATACGCATTATGAAGATAACCGACCAAAACGGGCTCGATGTAACAGGAGCCTATGATGAAGGCCGCCTATCCATCGCCCAAGACCGCTCCCTACGCTCCTATGACCAAGACGGCAGGCTGCATGTGGAAAGCTCCAACATCAGCAAGGCCACGGTAAACCCCTACTACGGCAGCGAAATCCCCAATTACCAACAACTGGGGCTTGAGCCGAAAAAGGTTTACTACCTGCTGCGAGACCCTGAAGAGTTGGAAAAGGCCGCGCCGACCTTCAACAACCTGCCTTTATTGAGCAAGCACATTCCCGTTTCTGCCGACGAACCGCAGAAAGAAGTGATTGCAGGCACAACCGGCAGCGATACCGTGTTCAAAGACGGCTACCTGAAATGTTCGCTGGCCGTATGGGACGCCGAAGCCATCGCCGGTATTGAGAGCGGCGAGCAGGTGGAGCTATCCAGCGCGTACCACTACACCGCCGACATGACCGCAGGCGAATTTGAAGGCAGGCATTACGACGGCGTGATGCGCGATATTGTCGGAAACCATGTAGCCCTTGTCGATGTGGGTCGGGCGGGGCGTGATGTTGTAGTAAGCGATTCTGACCCATTTTGTGAAAGGAAAACCATGAAACTGAAAGCAGGCGCGAAAGCGCGTATTCAGGCAGCCGTGCAGCCTTTATTGGCGCAGGATGCCGAATTGAGCCCCGATGAACTGTTGCAGGTTATCGGCTCGCTCACCAACGAAGTGCAGACGGCTGAGGACGACGGCGAAGATTTGCCGCCCGAAAACGTCGAGAATGTCGGCACGGATGAAGACGAACCGGAGGACGGCGATAACAACTCCGCCCCCGCCGAGCCGGAAGAACTCGCCGAAGACGAAGAGCCGGAAGCCCCAGAAGGCGGCGCACCCAAGCCAGCACAAGACCGCGCCATTTCCAAAATGGCGATGGATGCGGCCATCAAACGCGCCGTGGAAGCCGAACGGAAACGTTCGCAAGCCTTGGCAACGGCACAACGCGAAGTGGCGCATATTGTCGGCGATGTGGCAATGGACAACGCGGCGGACGTGTACAAGTTCGCGCTCGAACAGAGCGGCATTGACGTAACCGGCGTGCATCCTTCCGCCTACCGCGCCATGGTCGGTATGTTGGGCAAACCCAAACAGCCGATGGCGCAAGATGCGGCCAAAACCGCCGAACAGTTCCCCGGTTTATCACGAATCAGAAAGGCTTAAACCATGTCATTCCAAAAAGCAGTCCAACCTTACCAAGCCCCCGCCGTTGCGGGGGATTTTGCTGCCCACAACCCGAACGCTTCCATGCTGGCGGGTGAAGGCGCGCTCGTCAGCGGCACGGACGGCGTAACCGTCGGTGTGTTTGCCTGGGCGGATGCCGAGGGCAAAGTGTCCAACAAGAAAACCGCCGGCGCACGCATCGGCTTTGTCCACCGCGAACAACAGGCCAGCATCACCGCCTATCTGGCGGAACACGGCAACCAAATCTTGCCAGGCCAAATCATTACGTTGGCGGTAGCGGGCGACTTTTGGGCGCATTTCCCCGCCGGTGCCGAAATCGGCCAGAACGTGTTTGCCAAAGACACCGACGGCACATTGAAAGCATCTGCCGCCGCCACCGAAACCGGCCACACCCTGACCCGCTTCAAAGTGGCTTCCAAAGCCGCAGCGGGCGAACTGGCAAAAATCACCACATGGGAGTAACGATTAAATGAATACCTTGCAACAACTCGAACGCGATGCCGGCATCGTCTTTATGGGCGGCGGCAAAAAGCTGATGAACGAACAGGTGCAGGCTGCTTTGGCGATGGACGCGCAGCCCGCACTGACCACTACCGGCAACAGCGGTATTCCCGCATGGATGCTGACCTATGTCGATCCGAAGCTGATTGAAGTCGCCCTTCAGCCGATGAAGGCCGCCGAAATCTTCGGCGAAGTGAAAAAAGGCGATTGGACGACCGAAACCGCCATGTTCATGCTGGTAGAACCTACCGGCGAAGTCTCCAGCTACGGCGACTACAACAACAACGGCGTGAGCGGTGCCAACGTCAATTTCCCGCAACGCCAAAGCTACCATTACCAAGCGTTCACCCGCTGGGGCGAACGCGAAGTGGCACGCGCGGGCGAAGCCAAGATTGACTATGTGAACCGCGTCAATCAGGCCAGCGTGAACGCCTTGAACCGCTTCCAGAACAAATCCTATTTGTTCGGCATCCGCGGCTTGCAGAACTACGGCATCCTCAACGACCCGAGCCTACCTGCCGCAACCGCCGCCGCCCAAACATGGGCAACCGCCACCGGCGAGCAGGTGTACGAATCCATCCGCAAACTGTTCCAAAAACTGTTGCAGCAGACCGGAGGCCTGATTGATATGAACACACCGCTGCTGCTGGTGTGCAGCCCGACGGCCAGCGTGGAACTGACCAAAACCAACCAGTACAACGTCAATGTTACCGACCAGCTTAAAAAGAACTTCCCGAACCTGCGCATCGAAACCGTGCCGGAATATTCCGCCGCATCGGGCGAGATGGTGCAGCTGATTGTGGAAGAGTTGGACGGCCAACGCACGTTGGAATGCGGTTTCACCGAAAAACTGCGTGCACACAACATGGTTTTGGAAGCCTCCAGCATCAAGCAGAAGAAATCGCAGGGCACATGGGGCGCGATTATCTACCGCCCGTTCTGCATTGCTTCCATGACGGTGAGCTAGGCAGCCTGCACAACAAGGCCGCCTGTTTCAGACGGCCTTTTTTCAATTTCAAAGGAAAATCAAATGGCAAAACAAAAAACCTTAATTGTTGGCTGCAAACTGCCCAACGGGCTGATTATTGAAGTCGGCGGCCAGTCGGTAGAGTTGAACGGCGCGAACGCTTCAAACATCATCGGCGGCCACGGCATTACCTACGATGTGGATGCCGACCTGTTCAATGCTTGGCTGGAAGCGCATCAAGACCGCGACATGGTGAAAAACGGCTTCGTATTCGCCCACGAAGATGCCAAGAACACCAAAGCCGAAGCACGGGAAAAGACCGACAACGAGACCAAGTTGGAAGCCATCAAGCCGGATGACAAGGCTAATGGCGTAAGCACCGCCAAGGAAGACTAACCATGCCAGCCGTTGTCTTCGATAAAGCACGGTTTCAGGCGGCCTATCCCGAAGTGCAGGCAAGTGATGCCCAGTTCGCCATGTGGTTCACGCAGGCCGAAAGCCTGCTGGACAACACCGACCACAGCATCGTGGAAAAGCTGGAAGAGCGCGAAATGCTGCTGTTCCTGCTGGTGCGCCATTTCGCCGCGCTGTCTGAACGTGCTGCTCAGGGTGGATTGGTCGGACGGATTGCTTCGGCTACCGAAGGCAGCGTGTCCGTGAGCGCGGATATGGGCGCGGTGGGCAGCAATACCGCTTGGTATCTGCAAACGCCCCATGGTGCGACCTACTGGCAGCTTACCGCCAAATACCGCCGCTTCCGCTATGTATTGGGAGGCTGTTATGCGCGGCGGCGATAAATTCCGGCAGCGGCTGGCCGAACTGGCCGCGCAGGCAACAACGGCCAAGGTGCGCGTCGGCATCATCGAGCAGGCAAACTACGACGGCTCGGACGGCGAAAGCGTGGCACAAGTCGCTTTTTGGAATGAATACGGCACGGCAAGAACCCCCGCGCGGCCTTTCTTCCGCAATACCATTGCAGAAAGAAAAACAGAATGGGCAAGACTGGCCAGAAAGTTCATGCAGGCTAACGGCGGCGATGTGCGGCAGTCTCTTTCAGATTTAGGGCAAATCGCCGTTGACGATATAAAAGAAACCATTACTAACGGCAATTTTGCGCCCAACTCCGAAGTAACCAAACTGCTGAAATACCGCTTCCCCACCAGCCCTGCGCGCGTAACCGCCGCAGCGTATTACAAAGCTGTTCGGGATGTGCAACAAGGCAAGACCGTTGTCAGCAATCACGATAAGCCGCTGCAATGGTCGGACACCATGCGCGATTCAATCAAATACGAGGTAACGGACGAATGAACTTGAGAGCCATCGCCAACGGTGCGATTACATCCGTCAATCCGAACCTGCCCGCCGTGCTGAAACTTAACGACGGCTACACCACCGATGCCACGGGAAAACGGAAATCAGGCTACAGCGAGCATCCTGTAACCGTACAGACCCAAACCCTCAGCACGCAGGATTTGTCTTTGTTTGAAGGTCTGGCGCAGCAAGGAACGCTGCTTTATGCCTATGTAACCGGACAATTCCACGGCTTGCGGCGGCAGAGCGGCAAAGGTGCGGACAAGCTGGTGTTCGCGGCCTACGGCGAAACCGAAACGACAGAATGGCTGGTGAAGCAGGTGGTGGAAAGCTGGCCGAATTGGTGCAAGGTGCTGTTATGGCGGCAACATTAGACGATATTTATACCGAAGTCCGGGCAATGCTGCTCGGGCTTTTTTCGTGCGAAGTGGTGCGTGGATACAGCAACAATGTACCGTTGCCCAAACCGCCGTTCGTGGTGATGAACATCCTGAACGAAACCACCGCCGCCACGAACGAACACGCTTATGCCGTGGCAGATGAAACCGCCGCCGTTTCGCGCCAATCCGAAATACAGATGCAGCTTGATTTTTACGGTGCAGAGGCGGGGCAGATGGCGCAGAAAACCGTTTTGCTTTGGCGCGATTTCTACGCCTGCGAACGGCTGAAATCCTGCCAGCCGCTATATGCCGACCCCGCACGCTTCATGCCGCTCACCAATGAAGAGAGCGAATATGAAGAACGCTGGATGACCACCGTCCATCTAGCCTACGCGCCGCAGGCAGAACACCCGCAGCAGTTTGTAAACGCTTTTGATTTAACCCTGATCCAACCGTAAAGGATATATCCATGTTCCAATCTATTCCGGCAAATAAAATTGTCAGCGTAAACCCCGCCGTACTCAGTTCCGGCGGTTCTCCCCTGTCGATGAACGCCGTCTTTTTGAGCAAAAACGAAAACTTGCCCACCGGCCGGCACACAGCGTTCCCCGATGCTTCGGCAGTCGGCGAGTTTTTCGGCTTGGCCAGCGAAGAGTTTAAAGCCGCGCAAGTGTACTTTAACGGCTTTGACAATTCGCATATCAAGCCCGGCACGCTGTATTTCTACCCCTACAACGTCGGCAAAGAAGCTGCCTATTTGCGCGGCGCAAGCGTGAAAAGCATGAGCCTTGCCGCCCTGAAAAAACTTTCGGGCAATCTGAAAGTGAATATCGACGGCAACGACAAGAGCGGCGATAACATCAGCTTGGCGGCCGCCACCAGTTTTTCCGATGCTGCCGACAAAATCGGCACCGCCATCAGTGCCACCGTGCAGTTTGACGAGCAGTTGCAAGCGTTTGAAATCGTTTCCGCCACCCAAGGCAAGGCTTCAGAAATCGGCTTTGCCACCGGCACGCTGGCCGAAGCCCTGAACATGACCGAAGCCAAAGGCGCGGTGATTTCCAAAGGCAACGACGGCGACAGCGCAGAAACCGTGATGGAAGGTGTGATTCAGTCCACTTTGAATTTTGCCACCTTCACCACCGTGTTTGAGCCCGAACTGGCCGACAAACTGGCCTTGGCCAAATGGAGCAACGCGCAGAACAACCGCTTCCTTTACGCCGCATGGGGCAAAGAAGCCGCCGCGCTGCAAACCGGCAACACGACTTGTTTTGGCGCGCAACTGAAAGCCGCCGCCTACGACGGCACCGCCCCGATTTACGGCGGGCTGGACAAGGCTGCTTTCCTGTGTGGCGCGATTGCCTCCATTGATTTCACCGAAACGCAGGGACGCATCACGCTGGCGTTCAAAAACCAATCCGGCTTGAGCGTGGACGTGGACAACGCCGCCGATGCCGACAACCTGAAAGAGAACGGCTACAACTACTACGGCGCATGGGCAACCGCCAACGACCGCTTTACCTTCCTTTATCCCGGCCAAATGCCCGGCAAATGGAAATGGATTGATGCCTATGTGAACCAAATCCGTCTCAACAGCCAGTTGCAGCTTGCCCTAATGACCCTGCTTACCTCTGCCAAGGCCGTGCCGTACAACGCCGTCGGTATCGCCCTGCAACGCGCAGCCTGCCAAGACCCGATTAACGAGGCCTTGAATTTCGGCAGCATCCAGCCGGGCGTACCGTTGAGCGAACAGCAACGCGCCCTGATCAACAACGAAGCGCGTGTCGATGCCGCCGCCAAGATTGAAAGCACCGGTTATTTCCTGCTGATTCAGAACGCTTCGGCGCAGACACGCGGCAACCGCCAATCCATGCCGATGAAGCTGTGGTACACCGACGGCGGCAGCGTGCACAACATCAATCTTGGCTCAATCAACGTTCAGTAAACCCGTGCAGGCTGCCCGACAATTCAGGTAGCCTCTTTGCAAAGGAAAATATATGCAAACCGT